ACCGACTTCGCTCGTTGGGATGATAGCTCATCTGATCCTGAAAATGACATCGATGTTGGCAAAGCTGCTATCAAAAAGAATACTGGCTTAACCGCTAATACTCTGATTGTTAGCCATGAAACACATCAGGCTCTGAAACGTCATCCGTTGATCACTGAACGATTTAAGCATACCAGCAGCGATTCAATTACTGCTACTATCCTGGCTCGTTTCTTTGAAGTAGATCGTTACATGATCGCTAGTGCTTCATACACCACATCTGCTGAGGGCGCAGCTTCGACTGTTAACGCTTTCATCGCAGGTAAAAATGCTCTTCTCTGTTACGTTGCTCCTGCTCCTGGGATTATGGTCCCAAGTGCTGGTTATACCTTCGTATGGAGTGCATTCTCCGGTGCCAATGGCGGCATGCGTACTAAACGCTTCCGTATGGAGAAACTGTCCTCTGATCGGATCGAGGGTGAGTTTGCTTATGACCATAAGCAGGTGTTGAGTGAAGCAGGTTACTTCTTCAGTTCAACCGTAAGCTAATATATGGGGGGCTAACCACCCCCCTAATTTTATAGGAGGATGTGATTATGCCTGTTCCAGGTAATCGACAAACCGCACAAATTACCAAAGGTGGGATCGGCTCTAAATCCGGTGTCATGTTTGGTGATGGTGTGTGGCTATTTACAACCGCTACGACCCCAGCTGATGGAGTGTCTGGTGATGGTGCTGGTTTTGCTGGTAAAGGTTCAATTGTTTCCGCACTTGATACTGGTGAAATGTACACAAATCAAGGCACCAAGGCTAGCCCTACTTGGGTTAATCAAACTTAAATAATGTAATGAATTAAGGAGCAATATATTATGAAAACAGTGAAAGTTTTGAAACCCGGTATTCTTATGGGCGAGGTTAGAGAGTTTGGTGACGAACTCCCTAAGGATAAATTTTTCAATCTACCAATTAATGTGCAAAATTCATTGATTGGGGCTAATCACGTTGAGATAGTTGACGATGAGACCATCAGTGATGAAGATAGATTTGATGCGATTGAAAAACGAATGGCTCACCTTGAAAGTTTAGTATTTGGTACCACAAATATTGCCAACGAAGTGAAGATAACAGATATTGTCTTACCAAGTATTGTCTTACCAAGTAAGGGTAATAAGGTATCATTCACGGATAATGGAGTTGAAGTAACTGGTGTTATTACTTCAATTGCTAAGAAGGGCGAAGTTGCTCGGGTTAAAACCGAAGATGGTCAAAAATTCGCTGTTAATTTTGGGGAAATAACGATTATCGAATAGGAGAAATTTAGATGGCTGAACAAGCAGGTTGGAATGTAGCGGCTACGGCCACTGCCGGGATAGCGACGGCACTAAAAGCGGCGGCTGCGAATAAAGAGCACATCATCCAATCTGTGGATGCCAGTGCTGTAGGGGCAGCCGAAATACTATTACTACAAATCAAGGATGATACCACCATAATTTGGGAGGGCCACGTACATCAGTCACGTGGAGTAGTTTTCCCCAAAGGATTATCAATTACCCGTGGCGGCGCATGTAGTGCAGTATTAGCTGCTGGTGCTGGTGTAACAAAAGTTAATCTACATGGGATAACGCGATAATGAATGGTGTTGACACTAAAGCTTTGGAAAAAGCCACGGAGGCCCTAGTGAAAATAGAATCCCATGAAAGGGTTTGTTCGGTAAGATATAAGGAAATATCGGATGGACAAAAAGCTATTTTTCATAAATTAGATGAATTAGGTAAGAACAATTTTAACAGGTGGATGCAAATAGCGGGTGCCCTTATCATGGCCCTGCTAACCGTTATAGCATTTTTATATAAGGCAACTTAAATGACCTGGACTTATTCCGGTGATCCCGGCTCAACATCCAGAGATGAAGTTCGATTTTTAATCGGAGACACTGATAATGGTGATCAGATAGTCTCCGATGAAGAAATTGCTTACGCAATTGCTCAGGAAGGTAATAATCGTTTAGCAGCAATTAGGGTTATACGGGCTACTGCTGGTAAATATGCCAGGAAAGTTGATAAAGCCGTTGGCGATCTTAAGATGTCTTATGGCCAGATAGCCAAGCATTACATGGATTTAGCAGTATTTCTTGAATCTTCTGATGATAATTTATACGCACCAATGGCTTATGCTGGTGGTATCACACATTCAGGTAAAGATTCAGTAAAAGCAGACACGGATCGAGTGGACCCATCATTTACCAAGGGCGTACATGATAATCCGGAAAATAACAATGATGACAGGGAGTCTCCAGAATGAAAAAAATTTTATTGGTGCTTTTATTAATTAGCCCGAGTGTGATGGCCGGTGATCCACATCATTCTCACAATACCGGAACAGTGGTAATATTGGCTGATAATACATTCGGTGCGGCATCAGCAGCAGCCCAGGCGCAACATCACCCATACTATGGGACCCGAAAGTTGCAGGGGTCGTTTGGTCTAGGTAGCTTTGAGGGGGAGTATGCCACCTCAGTTGGGCTGGCCCAGCAGTTAGGTGCGGGGAAGGTAATGATGAATGGTACCGCCACCCAGGAACGTGGTAAAATATCCTATGGTATAGGGGCTAACTGGAAATTCTGATGAAATTTAAAACCGTAGCAGAAAATATAATAAAACCACTTTTAGATAATAAAAAGTGGGTTCTATTGATTACTGTTGGTTTAACTGGTTGGGGCTATACGGCCTATGATTTTATTGAACAAGAACACGTACCCCCTGTTGTCGCAGAAGAGGGGGCCAAACCAACGCAAGATGTTAAAACCATCTGCGCAGATTTAATTAGAAAACATGTTACTAACATTCATTTAGAGGACTAGATAATGGCAGCGATAGCAGACGCAGATGTAAGTATTGCCGCAAGTGGGGCTATCCGGTGGACGGGTGCAGCTACCACCAATAAGCACACAGTACTGGAATTCATTCAGTTTATGATGAATAAGCAGGATGATGAACAGGCAGCTGGTGACATCTTATTGGATATCACGGTTGACACTCCTTTTGATAGAAAGACCGATACCATCGTCAACTTGAACTTCCCGTTCAATATCGATGATACCTTTGCCACACATTTATATGATGGTTCGGTGCAACAAGCCCTGGATGCAAATAACTCCGATGGCACGTTGTATTCTGGTTTAGAGGTACTTGGCCCAGTTGAGACCGGCACTGAATATATGATTCTACAGGCAGGTCGTGTACTCCCTGCTTTCTGGGGCACAGGTATCAATTCCCCCGGCGGTGCATCATTAGTATTCTCACGTCACTTAGTTAAATCACGTGAGGGTGGGTCTGATATCGATGGTAAACGTATTGTGGTATTAGCCAGAACGCTGGGGGATGGTTACAGACGATTCCCAGTACAGCTCGGTACAGCTAATGCTGTTGCCGCTATTGGTAATGGTGCTGATATTTTCAACACTACTTCAGATGCCGCACTGGCAGCTTATGATGGTACCATCCTAAACACCGAAGGGTTCCAGGAATTGGACATCGATGCCACTGGCGCTACTGGCCAGGAATTCTATTCCAAATGGGACACCGGCGGGCAGTCAATCAATGACGTCTATGAGTTTGGTAAATTTACCACACAAAATGCACATATCGCTGATGCAACAGCAGGTACATTAACAGGTACCGATTTCATAATCGATAATGCTACCCTCGTTGGTCAGGCTCAATCCTTTATCCCGAGATCAGTTACAGAACAATTAACTGAAGCACGTTTCCAGATCAAAATCGGCGCTGATGGCGGTGGTTTGACCGGGACATTGTATGCTGAGTTGTGGGATTCCGATGACATAGGTTCGCAGTTAGCTGAGCCTTCAGGTGCTGCCTTAGCGCGTTCTGAGGATATTTTGGTCAGTGCGATCACTACCGGTTATGAAGAGGTTATTTTCCGTTTCAATCGAAAAGACCCAACTGGTGCTATCGCAGCGCAGGCAACCCAGCGTGATCTAGTTAATGCTGAGTACTTCATTGTGCTGAGACACCTTGAGGGCGATGCATCTAATTATCTGGTTGCTGAGGGGGCCGCTACTGATCAGGATGCTACCCAGAACACCGCATCAGATACAGGCGCTGTATGGACAGCAGTTGCAACATCAGATATCAATCTGATTGTTAAATCTTCCCCGGAAATTCACGGCATTGCTGGTGAAACCCTGGAAGGAATCTCAGCCGAGGTCCTATTTGATAATGAATCAGGTACTGGCGTCGTTGAAGATCAGATTGTTAATTGGGGCACTGAGCTAGTTATAGATACCTATACTGGTACATTTATCGAGGGCGAACATGTTAGAATATTCGCCGATGGTGGCACGACCGTTAAGAATGGTGGGCAACTATTATATGATAATGGTTCAACTGCTATGATCTTGGCACTTGATGATATCAGTAGTAATTTACTTGATAATGATGACATCGTTGGTGTTATATCAGGTGCCACAGCTAAGATCGCTACCACTATCACAAGTATGGATAAGTCTGGTGGTACTGGATTGCTCCTGGCTAAAGATGATAATGGTGTGAATGGTGAACTTTACATCCAGTTAATTACCGGTGTAAATCCTGTTGATAATTCACGAATTTACGCTCCGGGTTCCGTCGCTAATTTCGTCGATGCTGCAACCACTATTAATTCCAGAACATTGAATCCTGAATTTATGGGAGTATCAACTGGTTCCAATATCATCGGCGCATATGGCATCGGTTTTGACCCCAATGATGTTGGTGCATCCGATCTATTTACCTCACTGGATAACAGCAGCAGAACTCCACCAAATAATCAGACCTTTACGGTCTCGGGTGTAGTCTCAGGTGAAGATCGGATATTGGTCGGACCGCGTGTTGGCACAGCCCTGGATTCTGGTCAGTGGCTATTAGCTACTGCTTTAATTGGCGGCACTGAGACTGCCGTGGTTGTTAAGACTGGAACGGAAACTATTCCGAACTTGGCCGGTGACACACCCGCATCTGGTAAGGCTGCGGATAACCCCGCCTTGCGTATCGCTTTGGATTCGGGCATTCGGGGCTATCAGGACTATGAATCACATGATGGTGTAGATACATTTACCATTTTGTCTTCAAGCTATTCTGGTGACATTGCTTCGGTAAACAATGAGGTATATTTAGCTTATATTGATGTTCTGGCAGATGCTACGTTGGAATCATACACAGCTACCTACGTTTCGGATAGGGACCTGTTCGTGCGAGTTCGTGATGGCGGCGGTACTCCGATCAAGACATTTGAATCGGATTCGGCGCAGTTCCTATCAACACCGCAAACAGTGGCTGCAGTTCGGACGCCTGACGTTTAAAAATGATTACCGTCATCATTCCTTGGGACGAGGTGCAGATGCCAGCTGCTGTGGAATGGCAGTTATGGCGTCAGCTTAAAGGGGTTTTTTCTATCGACCACTTTATTTTTGTGCCCCGTGTCCAGCTTGTATTAAATCTTGGCTATGATCATGTTGACACCATGGAGGAAGCCTTAGCCCTGAGCACCGGGGCTAGGGTATTTCTTGAGGCAGGTGGCGTAAAGGGGATGAATGATATCCCAGACGGGGATATTACGATAATTGTTGGTAATACTAGCACAAGTAATGCTAAACACGCACAGGCCGACGAGCTATACTCTATTAACACTTCAGGGGTGGGGGATATGTATGGGGTCAATGCTGCTGCAATCGCCTTAGCGTTTAAGGCCGGGCAGTGAGTTCAGACAATCGTACGCAGTTAAATGACTGCGAGGACGATGCCCAGACTTTGCTGGCCATGTCATTGAACAGTCGAATTCAGTTCAAGTTCAGCATTCCAATGTTTATGATGATACTTATACCGTTGGTGATTCCGCCGCTGCGACATTTAATTTAGATTTTTCGGATCAAACTGTTTATCTGATGGTCAAAGATAACGGGCTTGATCTTTACAATGTATCCGGTTCGTCAATTGTTCTTGGCGATGGAACTGATCGTATCGGTTATAGTGTCGGTGGATCTGATGCTGTTGGCATGTCCTATGCTAAACAGTTTATTGCTTTTAAATTAGATGGTTCTGATGCGGCAGCGAACCCTGGTACCGCTGATGTTAATCACCACGTTTTTGCGGGCACTGAAGCTAATCTTGATTTTACACAGATTACCACAGTCGGTTTTGGGTCACTCCATGCCGCAAAAGCCGGTGGTAATGTTGTAAATGTCTTTATTGATGGTATTTATTATATCGCTAATGGTAGTTATGCACTAACGATCAACGGGGGTACGGTCGGCACACCAGAGACAATGACTGATGTGGCGGGAGATGATATAACAAGTGGTTGGGGTTTAGTTTCCAATCCTTTGGGCTCACAATATGTATTCTTTTCACCCACCGAGTGGGGTGAATCAGTTGCAAGTGCGGATCACTATTTTACAGCTGATGGTGAACAATGGTACTGGATGGGCGATAATTCAGGTGGCCGGGCTATCGGGGCTGATAATTTCGATTTCAGGGTGATTGGGAATGCAACCAATACTGGCCTATGGCAAATTACTAATGTTGCGATCGTTAGTACAGGCGCTAGGGCTAATTTCCTGATGGATGATGCTAACGTCAATACCTTGGAGGTTGATACTTGCTCGATGACCGGACTTGGTACTATCGGCGCTCCGTCCTCCGGGGGAACTAGCCGTTATTGTATTAATACAATCTTTTCGGATTGCAACCAGATAACCCACAATGGTGCGGATATGTCCGGTTGTAGTATTTTACTATCTAATGTTGCAGCAGGTAGTGGGGCGTTATTTTACAACGAGACCGCTGACCCTGATGGTGAAATGGATAATGTGGTTTTCTCGCAGGGCGCAGCTGCCCATTCTGCGATTGAATTCGGCATTAGTGTTACAACAGATGTCACATTAAGAGGCATTGATTTCACAGGATTTGGCTCAACTGATGATGTAAATGGCGCAGTATTTAAATTCCTGGCCACAACTGGGAGCCTCAACCTTAATCTCGTAGGCTGTACGACTGATGGTACGTTCAGTGTGGATGACTCAGCAGGTATCATAGTAACGGTCGTAATCGACCCTGTTACTACCTTGGTCCATGTGGATGATAATATTGGTGACGATTTACAGAATTGTCTCGTAATATTGGAGGCTTCTGACGGCACCGGTGACTATCCATTTGAGGACACAATAACGATAACAGCATCAGGCACCACCGCTTCTGTGGCTCACACAGCTCACGGGATGAAGAATAATGATAAAGTGGTTGTCAGGTATGCTGCTGAAAATGAATACAATGGTGTGTTTGCAATTTCCAATGTCACCACTAACGCTTATGATTATACTATGACGGGTTCACCTTCCTCCCCCGCAACTACCAACCCGGACAGGGCGGCTATACTTGCCTCTGGCGTAGCACTACATGGCTTAACTGATGTAAATGGTGATATATCGGCATCTAGAACATATACAATAAGTACACCGGTAAAAGGATTCGCTAGAAAATCCACTTCTTCACCGAGATTTAAATCATTCCCATTAAGTGGTATCATAAATAACACATTAGGGTTGACACTGAGTGCCAGATTAATATTAAATGAGTAAAAAGGAGCGTATAATATGGGCAATAAAGATGATGATTTAGTGATGGACGGTTTCAAAAAGCTTGACCCACATCTAACTAGCACAAAGGCCCCCCGGATCAAATGGGGCGATAAATATAAGAGTTGGTCCCCCGAACGGAGACTTAAGTATGTGGAGGATTTGGCCGCTAGTATGAATAATGCTGCAGCGATTATCCAGGAAGAAAGGAATGAGTTAGGCCGATTGTGCGAAATGAAAGAAAAACAACTAATTAAAATTAGTGCGGAATTAACTCGGAATAATGAGATGATTTTAGCTGAAGTAACCAAGATGAACGAATATAAGCAAAGCACTAATCTAGAAATCGCTCGATTGAATGGTATCATTAGAGGTTTCAACGCTGAGGCAAGCTGATGGCGATAACAGTCGATTATATAACTAAAGTTATATCTGTGCCACAGGGCGATTTAACGTTCGTCTCCGGAACGCTGTATGAATTAGATACAGAGACATTCCGCCAAACGATGAAATCGATTGAAGCCAGTGAGAATGGTATACATTTTGATGATATGCACCAACGTAATGCGCCCTACACTGTGGCCGGTGTTACTTATGCTCAATCAATTGAAATAATCAATGGTTATTCCGTTACGTTTACCCCCAATTCTGCTTGGTCTGTGCGTTTGATCGGCAGTAACAACAATATATTTGATATCGAGAGTGGTATTTTAAATCAGAATCAGGTCCAGGTTATACCCACTAATTCAGCTGGGTTGATCGACGTTAATAAGCAAGATATAGAGTCAGGCGCTTATAATTCCCAAATTTACCTTGACACTACTAACGGAACGGATGGAGTAGGTCACCCATTTGGTGCTGAACGCGCACCGGTTAAAACTCAGGCGGTGGCAGTTACCCGAGCGGTAGATAGGGCGATTAATAGAATTAAAATCGTCAACCCCATAACAACGATAGATAATACTGTCTCTATGGATGGTTATTTATTGCTCGGGGATAGTCGAGCCTCGACGGTGGTGACTTTTGTCGATGCCGACACCGGCGACATGGGTTTACATAATTTACATTTTACCGGCTCAATGAATGGTGGGATAAATGCTGATAAATGCGTCATCGGAACGATTACCGGTGCCGGTTGCACAGTAAACGAGACTCTTTTTACCGATTGTTTATTCGAGGGGAATGTTCAGATTCGACCAGATAATACGCAGCCCTTCGCAATCGTTAATTGTGGCTCCATTGAAAATAATCAGATGGTTTTAGACGTTAACGGCACATCCGGTGATGTTACCATCCAGAATTACGCCGATAGAATTAAAATAATCAATATGACGACTGCGATTAATTTACACATTTCTTCGGCGGCTGGTTGTGAACTAGATATAGATGCTAGTTGCACAGCAGTGAGCCTGCTAGAGGTTCACGGCAACGTAAATATCATTAATAATAGCGGGCTAAGCGTCGACGATGATACAGCCCAGGCTTTAGTGTGGCAGGAAATCATTGAGACTGAAGGCAATTACACGGGTCAGCAGGTAATGTCGATAATTTTGGCCGTCTTAGCAGGTATAACAACAGATGCAGGTGCCACATTTAAAACACCGAATGGTGTGGCCACCCGTGTAGCAGCTATTTTGAATGATAATAATGAGAGAACGAGTCAAACATTAACACCGAGTAGTTAACAATGGCTTCAAATGATCAAACTTTTTGGCAGAAGTATTTCAGCAGAAAATATTGGCACCAGAATTATTGGGTAGGTCAATTTATAACACAGGTAGTGGACGCTATGAAAGAAAACGATTTTACTTCTAAGGGCCATGCGCACAAGCTTGATGGTGAAAGCGGCACGTCCATTAAAACAATACCGGGCGGGGGTGCTGCCGATGCTTTCGGTAGGATGAGGGTATCATCGCCCCATACCTCATTCCAGGCCATGTTGGAGTACGGATTAAATTCTGCGTTTTATGATCAGGATTTAACCGGATTTGCTACTGCTGTCCATGATGCTAATTTATCAGCCGTTAAGTTGAAATGCACTACGGCATCTGGTGATAAATGTATAAGGCAATCATCAACTTATGTGGCTTACCAACCGGGTAAATCTCAATTGATAATGGCCTCGGGTGTTATGGGTGCGGCTAAATCAGGAGTGCGCCAGAGAATCGGATTTTTTGATGATAATAATGGTTTATTCTTCGAGCAAACCAGTAGTGGGATCAGTGTGGTTCGTAGAACATCCACTTCAGGGTCACCTGTTGATGAAGCGAAACCACAAGCTAAATGGAATATGGACACATTTAATGGTAGCAAGACTTATCGAAATGCCAACCAATTGGATGTAGACTTATCAAAAGTACAGATATTCTTTATTGATTTTGAATGGCTGGGCGCGGGCACCGCACGATTGGGTTTTGTAATCGATGGTGAAATACACTATTGTCATGAATTTGCTGCAGCTAATGTTTTAACAACGCCTTATATGACTACACCTAATTTACCAATACGGTATGAGATTGAAAATATATCCACTGCAGCCAGTGCTACTGAAATGTTGCAAATATGTGGCACTGTTATTAGTGAAGGTGGCTTTGAAAGGCATGGTTTGGTCCATGCAGCAGGTACTTCAACGGCTGGTGTTACCGTTGGTGGGACGGAAGTTCCACTATTTAGTATACGCCCAGCATTATTATTCGGAGGTAAAAGTAATCATTCTATTGCATATCCGTTGATTTTAAGTGCACTTAATAATAATGTGGCAGACTTACAATATAGAATACGTATTAATGGGATTTTAACCGGAACGCCATCCTGGAGTTCAGTGGAGTCTGATTCAATGATGGAAATTGATATTGCCGCAACAGGTATAACCGGGGGGCATGTCCGTCATACGGGGTATTTAAGTGGTTCCGGTCAGGGATCATCAGATAGAGTGTCCACTGAACAGAATGATATACCATTGAGTGTACATATGGGTGATGTCCAAGATATTTTAACAGTTACGGGTATTAGTTTAGGGGGGAATATCAATGTCAATGCTTCAATGTCTTGGCGTGAATTTCTTTAGATAATGGGTATTGACAGAGGTAGTGGCTGTAGATTTTACTTTTAGGGCGAATTAAGGAGCGCTTAAATTATGAACACACATCAAGAAGAGAAAGAAAAATACGAAAAATGTTGGAATACTGAAGGGTATCGGATACACTCGCCCGGAGAAAATAGTCTAAAAGCTTTTGAGGAGATTGTTGATCCGCCTGAATTCAGTAGAATAGTTGATTGCGGAAGTGGGACGGCCAGGGCCAGTTTAGCATTAGCGGAATTGAATTATAGTGTTATGATGCTGGATATCACCGATCAATCTATGGATGATGAAGTTAAAGAAGCCGTTGCCGTTAAGGATAATTTAAATTTCCACGAAGTTAATTTATGGGAAACAATAGGTATGGATAGTCACGCTTTCGATTACGACTATGCTTATTGTTGTGATGTTATGGAACATATCCCCACTGAATATGTCATGTTGACCCTACAAAATATCATGAATACCTGTCGGGAGGGAGCATTTTTCTACATATGCTTAGTTCCAGATGGGTTTGGGAAAATCATAGGTGCTCCCCTTCACCTGACAGTTAAGCCGTTTATATGGTGGCGGGATAAGTTAGCTGAGCTCGGTGAGGTGGTTGATGCACGTGATCTATTAACTAATGGTATGTATTATGTAAAACGGAGGTCATTATGATCTTCGTAACAGGTGCAGCTCGATCAGGTACTTCCATGGTAGCCCGCATTCTTAATGATTGTGGTGCCTGGGTTGGTACTACGGGGCCGAAAAGTGATGAAAACCCCAATGGGTTCTATGAAAATATCGGTATACGTGATGGAGTGGTAAAGACCATGTTGGCTATGATGGGGGCCGATCCACTGGGTATGTCCCCCCTGCCCTCCCGAGATATCTTCTCGGGCCTTACACTACGACCCCTTATTGATAGGTTCCTGGATAGTGATGGCTACTCGGAGATACCCGGAGGGGCCCCGTGGATATATAAGGATGCTAAGCTACTACTGATGTGGCGTGACTGGGCCGCTACGTACCCCCATTCAATATGGGTCCTGGTTCGTCGGGAACGTGAAGAATTAATCGATGCATGTTGCCGCACCTCATTTATGAATATCGCCCAGTATGGTGTTCGGGACCGGGAATTTTGGGCACAATTGGTAGATGAATATTTGGAACGGGCTGAGGAATTAAAAGCATCTGGGGCGAATGTCATTGAAGTTGACGCCAATGCCCTAATCAAGGGAGATATCAGTTCATTAAAACCCGTTATTGAAAATGCTGGCCTGGATTGGGACCCCGAGAAAATTAAGAAAAATATCATGCCCAACCTGTGGGGTGAGGACAAAACGGTTATGTCCCGTTTAGAGATGAACATGGGTATGAATGTTTCCGATGAGATTATTTTAGATAACATCAGAGTTAATATCAAGCGCCAACTTCCACAGGTCAAACCTTATGAAATTAATAGTCAAAAGATTGCTATCGTGGCTGGCGGTCCTTCCCTCAGTGATACACTTCCTGAGTTGCGTAGACAGGTTGAAGATGAAGGTATTAAGTTGGTGGCGGTCAATAACACACATGACTGGTTGGTAGAGAGAGGATTTAAACCATCGATTCATGTCATGGTGGATGCTCAACAGCATAATGTTAAATTTGTGCAGAACCCTATAAAATCCTGTAAATATTTAATGGCATCTCAATGCCACCCTGATGTATTTGATGCACTGGAAGGATATAATACCCAGATATTCCATCTTCTCAATAAATCGGGGGAGGAAAAAGTCCTGGATGAATATTATTATAAGAAGTACCATTTTGTTGTAGGTGGGTCGACTGTGACTCTCAGGGCGATATGGATGATGAGAATGTTGGGGTTCACCAAAATGGATGTTTATGGTTTTGATTCCTGTTACATGGACGGTAAGCATCACGCTTATGATCAAATCGAAAATGATAGATGTGAAGTGCGTGAATTAACATGTGCAGGTAAAAAATTTCAATGTGCTGCATGGATGGCTAGTCAATTTGAGGATTTCCAACATTTTATCATATCATTGGGTGATAAATTTGAATTAAATGTTCACGGCAATGGTTTGATAGCACATATGATGAATGAAGGGGCGAAATTACAATCAACTGTAGGAGGTGATTAAGATGGCGGCGCAAGCTTGGTTAGTTTATAGAAAATTTAAAGAATATGTGATGGACAATACTATCGATATCGACGGCGATATCTTTATGTTAGCATTATACACTAGTGCGTCCAATGCTGCAACGGATACTTTATCTCTACGTAGTGAGGTGACTAATGAGGTAACTAACGCCAACGGATATGCTACCGGTGGTAAAACAGCATCAGCAACTACTTGGTTAACAGGTGCATCATCAGGTGAAATGCGTTTTGATGCCACTGCTACGATTTGGTCCGCATCAGGTGGGGATATCGTCGATGCTAAATACGCGGTATTATATGATCAAACTACTGGTGCATCGGCAGGTGCCCAAAAATTGATCGCCAGTTCGCGATTATCTACTTCGCAGTTCACTATTACCAGCGGTAATACGTTAACAGTGACACCAAGTGCTAATGGTATTTTTGAACTGAATTAATGGAACAGTATGACGAACACCATTCTTTTGTGCGCGGGCTATCTATTAAGACAGCCCGCTCTTATTATCCACTAATTTCGGATGATGATGCTGTGCAAATAGGCTGGGAAGGATTTTTGCAAGCAAAAAGATCGTGGAATGGCGTAGGTAATCTCCACGGTTTTGCATCCATCCGTATTCGCGGTGCTATCATAGATGAAGTTCGAAGATTAATCGGGCGGGGGAACAGGTATAACAAGGAAGTTTTTCTGGATGATTTCGATGATGATGAGATCGGGGAGTTATTAAGTTATCGTGATCCTAATTTAGGGGTGGACCCGGCTAAAACATTAACAGAAATGATCACCCCTGTTACAGACTCACGGGATAATTTTATTTTATTGATGTATTACGAGTATGATGTGGTCTTTGAGCAGATTGCGAGCATGTTAGGTGTTACTGTATCAAGGATTAGTCAGTTGCACAGTAGAGGCATTAAGAAATTAAGAAAGGAACATGGTGTTATTGAGGGATTATTGTAGAGGAGCGAATGATGGAATTAAATCGACGTATAGGAGATATCAAACCCCGTACTGGCAGGGCGACATATGGGGAATTAGTAAATCTCAATAAAAAACAGATTATAGCCACCCCAGGTTATTTCAAGGTGTATGCAGGGGTTGTTGTTTTAGTTGCCAAGAGCGGTAATAAGACTGGTGCATTAAGTGTACTATTTCCCGGCGATAACGTCTGCATATCACATGATTGTTGGGTCGAATCTTTAAGCAAATCTTCCTTATTTATAATTGATCCTATAATTGGTTTGGAAGTAAAACAATTTGCAGATGCGGCTGTGCAGCAATTGGAAAATAGGGATTGGAATAGTAAGGAAAATTCATTTAAGAGATCAATCTATCAATTGTTGCAGAAATTCACCCAACACGGCATTACTGGTGTGAATATTACTGAGATTGCTAAAGTAGTGGGGGCCTCACGGGAAACTACCGGTCGTCGGATTGATGAATTAATTAAAGAACATAAAATATCTAAAGTGGCTCCGTCATACTGGAGGACATTGTGAGTAGAGTCAGAAGTTTCGCGGGTGTTAAAAATCAGGCATTGCGCGAGAAGGTGGATGTCATCACCAACGAGCTACACGACCTGCTGGAAGATGCGTACTACGGAACGTATGTGTCCGACGGGGTGCGGATGTCTGACGGGTGGAAACATGGTGTATCTAAACCCTTCCTGAGTTGGGACGTGGAGCCTACGCTGCCAGAATCGCTGGCGTT